TGGGGCGCTCATGCAAAGAAAATAGCCGTCTATGCCGACTACGGAATTTCTACCGGAATGCAGCAAGCTATGGCTCATTATAACAGGATCGGAATACCAATCGAATACAGAAATATTGGTAAAAATACAGAGAAGCCAATATCAATCGTTGCTTTCAAATGGCAGAAGGATGGATACAGAACAAAATTTACATCGGAGCATGTAAATCGTTTTTTCAGGATGATTGATAGGTACGTAACAGTTCCCCATAGAAAAATCTGCATTACAGATGATACAAATGGAATCGACAGTGGCATAGAAACAATAAAGCTATGGCCTAATCCATGCCCCCGATACGGCAATGAGATGAAGCCGAACTGTTTTTATCGCATAAAAATGTTCGACCCCGAAATCAGAGAGATCGTTGGTGATAGATTCTGCTGGTTCGATCTTGATGCCGTCATTCTTGGAAATATAGATCACATTTTGACAGATAGATCGGACTTTAAGATGTGGCGCGTTGATGGGGAAACCATGCCATGCAACGGGTCTTTATGTCTGCACAATGTCGGAACCAGAAGTCACTTCTGGAAGGAGTTCCGCGCAGATAAGATTCACCCCGTTACAGGATTGAGAGCCGCTGGATTCGTTGGTAGCGATCAGGCGTATCTGGCTACAAAGATGACTCAGACTGAAAAAGACAATGGGTTTGGAAAAGCAGACGGAGTTTATAGCTATCGTTGCCACATTAAAAAACACAGATTAAAAGAACTGCCAAGCGACTGCAAAATACTGTTTTTCCACGGCTTACAAAACCCGTGGGATGATGATATAATCAAGGAAAACCAATGGGCGAAGGAGTATATGAAGATATGATTAAGGCGCTGATGTCAAAGATTAAATTGCCTTTTATTATTGTGAGCAGATCGACCTTTGTTGGTCTTGAAGATGAGGTAGCGTACCTAGAGGGGCTTGTGTATTCTCTCAGGGATCAACTGGCCAGCGCGAGAAGGATTAAAAGGAAACCTAAAAAGGTGACTAAAAAATGAGTTGGACTTTTGATGATGCTGATATATCTACCGATCTGGCAAAGGTCAGGGTTCTAATTGGAGATGTTGATACATCGGATCAACTGCTATCTGACGAGATGATTAATTATTTTCTGACAGTTGATGATAATGTTTTCGGTGCGGCGTCTCTTGCGGCAAAGTCGATTCAGGCAAAATTCGCTAGGCTTGCAGACACCACCATAGAGGGCGTTTCTGTAAAATATACACAAAAAGCCGTTGCTTATGGCGACCTTGCTTCTGATCTCGCTTCACAAGCCCTTGATAATGACCTGCCCTCTCCGTCAGTATTTGGAATATCCAAGGATGCCATCAGAGCGCAGAGGGATGATGATGACAGGGTACGGGAGCGTTTCTATCAGGATCAATTCAGCAACCCACCAGAAGGGTCAATCACGGTTGACGGACAGGATGTGTAATGCTCAGGGGTGATGTATTAGATACGGCCAAAAAATTGATTTGCGGAGATAGAGAAGATTCCTATGGTGCAGCAAAGGACAATTTCACCCTGATTGCGAATCTTTGGTCGCTATGGCTTGAAGCGAGATTCGGCGTTCACGTTCCAGTCGGTGCAGAGGATGTATCGGTCATGATGCAGCAAGTCAAGCAAGCGCGGCTTGCAAACGACATAACGCATAAAGACAGTTGGATTGATGGCATAGGTTATGGTGCGCTTGGTGCTGAAATTGCTACTGGTGAATAATGGCTCTGGAAACACACTCAACAAAATTAATCAACGATCTCGGCAAAGATTTGACACTCAGGAAAGTCACTGAGGGCACATATGCACCAAGTACAGGCGCGGTTTCTGGGCAAACCACCACTGATACTGCGGTTAAGGGGATGCTGTTATCCTATAGGGATAAAGACTTTGAGGGTACGCTGATCGAGCGCGGAGACAGGAAGATACTGATTCGGGCATCCGATTCGGTTGTCCCAGAGGTGCAGGATATAGTCCTAGACAGCACTATCCAGTATCGGCTGGTAGATGTCAGGCAGGTAGAAGAAGCTGGCGATGATGTGGTCTACATCTGCCAAGGTAGGCAATAATGACAGGCAATGAGTTCAGCGCAGATATATCAAGGTTTATCGCTAAAGTCGGTATCGCAGCCGATAAGTTCATGTTTGATCTTGGGCAGGAGATAGGTGAAGCCGTTGTAAGGAGTACGCCAGTAGATACTGGTCATCTGCGTAGATCGTGGACTGCTAATATCGGCTCACCGGATACGACCTATATGGCTGGTGAACCACGACCGACTGTGGCAGTTCCAACTGCATCAGCGGATGCGATGTCAAGAATTGTAGCGCAGTTACTCGGCGTTAGGGGTGGAGATACCATTTATTACAATAATAACGTCCATTATGGCCCATATGTAGAATTTGGAACGCAACATCAAAGGGCGCAGTATTTTGTGCGCGATACCGTTTCTAGATTAGATTCTATAGCTGAAAGGGTAGCTAACAAGCACAGGGTATGAGTGATTCGCAGGACATACGCAGGGCTTTAGAAAACAGGCTTAATGGTGGCTCATATACAGGAATCACCAACTCAACAGACATTGCTTGGGAGAATATTCAGTTTAACCCCACAGCTAAGTCTGCGTGGCTAAGACCGAAACTCAGCATCACCGAAATAATACCAGCTACAGCCGATTCTACCGGAACAGAGAAATGGACTGGTGTGTTCTATGTCGATGCGTTCGTGAAAGAAAATACCGGAGGAACCGCTGTGCTTGATGATCTTGCCGATGACATCAAGGCAAGATTTGCAAAGGGGTTACAGATCACGGAAAACAGCGAAATAATTAACATCAGGTATTCACAAAGAGGCGGGTTCATCAATGATTCGCCGTGGATATTCTGCCCATTAGCGTTCACTTGGTATGCTTACATCACACCTTGACAAACCCCATTGTGCCGCACCAGCCAGTCATGATATTATTCAGTATAACAACCAAACCCAACAGGGGGACATTAAATGAGTTTCGCGCAAGGCGCACGTAGCCGACTAACATATATCCTTGAAAATACCTTCAATACAACGCCTGGCAGCCCCGCAATGGTTCGGCTTCCAATCACCGGACATACGCTGTCACTGCAAAAAGAAGGCATCGAATCGGCTGAAATTCGCCCAGATCGTCAGGTGGCAGTTTTTCGTCATGGTAACAAATCAATCTCCGGCAATATTGATGTCGAGTTTGCTCCATTGAATTTTGATGAGTTGCTAGAGGGCGCTTTATTCGGTGACTTTGACTCCCAGAATGAACTTCGCCTTGGAACCACGTTTAAGTCATTCACGCTTGAGGATGGCGCGCTGGATATTGCCCAATACCGAGTATTTACAGGTTGTGGCATCAACAGTATGTCCATGAACCTAGCGCCTAACTCAATGGTTACTGCATCATTCGGTATAATTGGCGCGGGAGCAGATGCCCTGAGCGGATCAAGCATTGATAGCGGCCCAACAGAGCCTCAATCTGACGACCCGTTCGATTCGTTCAGTGGAACGATTAAAGAAGGCGGATCGGCCATCGCAACAGTAACGGCGCTTGATTTTACCATCGAGAATGGCCTGAACCCTGCATTCGTAATTGGTAGCGCCACAGCCCCTCAGATGGAGTATGGTCGTGGCAAAGTTACTGGCAATATGACGGTGTATTTTGAGAACGCCACGATGCTGAATAAGTTCATTAATGAAACTGAAACCAGCATTCAGTTCACGCTGTCTGGCTCCACCAGCTATACGTTCGATTTCCCCAAGGTTAAATATGCTGGCGGAGATATTCCGCTAAGTGGCGAACAGTCGCGCCTTTTGACGCTTCCGTTTGTCGGGCTATATGAAGCCAACAACGACTTCGGAACCGCCCTAAAGATCACTAAGGCATAAGTTTACGGTAGACCGTAGGGGGTGTGGCTTCTTTCATCGGTTGGTCACACCCCCACCCTTTTAAAACCGATGATTGAAATGGAGAGAAACCGATGGAATTTTCTGCACTAAAAATCCTTGAAGATGCTGTTGAAATGCAAGTATACAGCCCCGTTGACGGGACTAAACTTGAGGGCGTGACGATGCTGGTTATTGGCCAAGATAGCCAAGAGTATCGTGACGCTGCGCGTGTCATTCTACAATCTGCTATCAAAAAAGCCCCCAAAGGAGACGTTAGTAGACTCGGCTCTGGTGATGACGAATACTATGCCGCCAAGCTAAAGGCGCTTCATATCAAAGGTTGGACTGGCATTGAAGAAGGTGGCCAACCATTTGAATACAGCAAGGAAAATGCAGTTGAACTGGTTAAAAAATACCCGTGGCTGCGCGACCAGATCGACGCTTTTGTTGGTGACAGGGCAAATTTTATCAAGGGCTGATAGAGTCAGCCCGCGCTTTTGCTGAAAAATACTTCTTTCTTTATGTCCCTGATGAAGATGGGAACGTAAAAGCTAGCCATTATTCACACTTAGAAGATCAAGGAATCTCCGTTCCAGAAGCGGAGATTCCTGATCTG